CGTAGAGTTCGAGCACTGGCATCTGAACCGTCTTTTGACTCTGATAAAGGTGTGCAGTCACAAGAAGGCTCCGCCCAAGAAGATGAGTCCAGCAGAAGTGATGCGGATGCGGGAAGAGCTCAACGAACAGCGTAAGAGAGAAATGAAAACGACAGGCTGAGGGGAGGAAGCTGAATGGCGAGGATCGTATGGGGCGCTACAGGCGAGCGTTACTACGAAAACGGTGTCGATCGAGGTGTTCTGTACGTCGGATCGCTTCCCGGTGTTCCTTGGAACGGTCTCACCTCAGTCAACGTGAGTTCCGACGGAGGAGATGCCAAGCCGTACTACATAGACGGCGTCAAGTACCTGAATCTTCCTTCTCCGGAAGATTTCCGGGCGACCATAAGCGCCTACACATATCCCGACGAATTCGGGGTCTGTGATGGATCGGTGAAAGTCCGTCCCGGTTTGTTCGCTACTCGGCAGAGAAGAAAGACGTTCGGTTTCTCGTACCGGACCATGATCGGAAACGATCTTTCCGCCGAGCACGGATACAAGATCCATCTGATCTACAACGCTATGGCTGCCCCATCGGGAGCGGACTACCAGACAGTCAGCGACAATATCGATCCGGAGGATTTCAGCTGGTCGGTAACGGCTCGCCCTCCAGTCACAACCGGCTATCATCGAACTCCTCATATCGTCATCGACAGCCGTACGACCAACGCTGAAACCATAGCGGTTCTTGAGGATATTCTCTACGGAACCAACGAATTCGAAGCCCGCTTGCCCGACTTCGACGAACTCGTAGAGATATTCGATGACAACGCCACGTTCGAAGTCATCGACAACGAAGACGGAACGTTCACAGTCATCGGTCCGGAAAGCGCCATTCAGATGCTGGACGAAGAGACGTTCCAGATCACCTGGCCGACGGCTATATTCGTCGACGAAGACTCGTACACAATCAGCTCCTAGCAGAAAGGCGGTTAAATGGCTACCGTCACGGGATTGACCGCCGCTGCGATGATCGCGATCCGTGATCAGACGATCGTTGAGGCTGAAATCACGGGTGGGCATCTTATTCTCACCCGGTACGACGAGAGTACAATCGATGCCGGTTCCATAGCGAGTGCTGTAGGTGCCGCGACGGACACCACAGCGGGTGTGGTCGAACTGGCCACCTCAGCCGAAACGATCGCCGGAACAGATTCCACAAGGGCGGTCACTCCGGCAGGACTTCTGTCCCTGGCTTCCACCAAGCAGCCGATCGACGACGATCTCACCGCTATCTCCAACATCTCTCCGGCGAACGACGACTTCATTCAGAGGAAGTCTGGCGTTTGGGTGAACCGTACTCTGGCTCAGGTCTCATCGGATCTTTCGGCAACTCTCCTGCCGAAGACCGGCGGCACCATGACCGGTGCGATAACCTCCAACCGATCGGCAACCACTGATGTGATTCTCGGTGGCGGGATCAGTGGTGATACCTTCGACCGAGTTCGTGAATATGCTGACGGCAAGCGCGAAGTCGGTCCGGGTTCCGGTGCTCGTGATGTGAACTGGTACCGAGCTAGCTCGGGACTCTGGCGAACCGACCACTCGGTGGATATCGTAACCAACCTTACCGTTGGCGGTACGGCTGGATTCACCGGAGCTTTCCTCGGCGCTTCCAACATGAATGTCGGTGCCTGGACTTCGTGGACTCCTACTTGGACCACGACTTCCGGATCAGCGACACCGAGCCTCGGTAACGCCACCGTCGACTGCAAGTACGTACGTTTCGGTCGCACCATCCATTACCGGATGAACATCGTATTCGGTAACACGACCAACTTCGGAACGTCCCCCACAAGCTCTGACAACTGGTTGTTCTCAATGCCGGTAACTGCTGCGGCTTCGGGTGTCCCGATCGGATACGCCTCATATTGGGTGGGAAGCCTGACGAAGGCAACCGCGGGTCTGGCACACCTGAACTCGACCACTCAGATCATCCTCTACACAGGCTCGGGAAGCGCTGACAACTCTTCCCTGGCGGGTGGCATCGTGGACTCCGTCAGCCCTCTGACCTGGGCCAACGGCGACCGTCTGTCCATATTCGGAACCTACGAAGCTGCTGCTTAGGAGGCGGTTTTGGGTACACAGGTCAAGCTATATCTGGCCACACCACGGATCATTCAGCCGAAGACCTGGACGCGGTTGGTTTTCGACAAGGTTCTTCGCGATGATGCCGGTATGGTTCGTGATCTTTCCTTCATCGTTCCGAAGAGGAATACAGACTTCATCTGGAGTCGTGAGATCACCTGGGCAGACCTTTCGGAGATTCCTCCGGATGATGACCGTCCTCGCCAGTTCATGTCGAGGTTCATGCGTGATCTCACCGATGATGACACCGGGACCGACAACGAGATCGATACTCCAGGTCGTGACTGGGACATGGCGACGTGGCAGTTCCACGGATTCGCGAACCAGAGGTACTGCGCTGAGGTCTGGCACGACCACCACGAACAAGCACAGATCGACCACGCCCAGTTCGTAGCAACGACCTGGGACTACTGACCAAACTCGTCCCGAAGGGGTCGCATGATAAGCATCACGTCGTCCGGCTCCTTCAAGAACACCGAAGCTTTCTTGAACAGGGTTTCGAGAGGTGATATTTACCGATCGATCGTTGCCGGTGCTGAAGCAGGAGTAAGAGCTCTTGCCGATGCTACCCCTCTGGATTCAGGCCTTGCTTCGGATTCCTGGGATTACGAGATCGAACGTAGCGGGAAAGCCGTCACGATCAAGTGGACGAACAACGACGTCGAGAACGGATTTCCTGTGGCTATCATGCTGCAGCTCGGTTACGGAACAGGTACGGGAGGCTACGTGCAGGGCAGAGACTACATCAACCCTGCCATGAAGCCCATATTCGACAAGATTGCGGATGATGTCTGGAAGGCGGTGACCTCGGCATGAGTAGTATTGATGAGCGCGTTGTACAAATGCGTTTCGACAACGCGGCTTTCGAGCGGGGTATCGCCAGGACCCGTGACTCGCTCGGCAGGTTCACCAAAGAGCTTGAGATGAAGGGCGCCACAAAGGGTCTTTCTGATGTCGAAGCAGCAGCCAAAAGACTGTCTTTCAAGAACATCGAATCCGGTGTTCAGGCAGTTGCTGGTCATATTCGCACTCTGTCGACCAGTGCCGTTCAAGGTCTCGAAAAGGTCGGACACGGTGTTCAGTCGGTAGCTACCAAGGTTCAAGCGATGTCTGCGAACGTCGCCAAGAACCTGAACAGCATCGACAACGAGGGCAAGAAGGTCTCGTTCAAGAACATCGAACAAAACGTCCAGGCCATATCCGACCGCTTCAGAGCGATGTCGGTCGTAGCGACCATTGCTCACCAGGCCATATCTGCTGGCGGTCAGTTGGTGAAATCTTTCACCTTCTCCCCCGTAATGGATGGTTTCCGCGAGTACGAGACCAACCTGAATTCGATCCAGACCATTCTGGCCAATACACAGGCCGCCGGTACGAATCTTCAGGACGTCACCAAAGCACTCGACGAGCTCAACCACTACTCCGACCAGACGATCTATAACTTCTCCGAGATGGCGAAGAACATCGGTACCTTCACGGCTGCCGGTGTTGCCCTTAAGCCTGCTACTGCGGCAATCAAGGGTATCGCCAACCTGGCGGCTCTTTCCGGCTCGAATTCGGAACAAGCCTCTGGAGCTATGTATCAGCTCTCTCAGGCCATATCCGCAGGACGGGTTACGCTCGAGGACTGGAACTCGGTCGTCAACGCCGGTATGGGTGGTACCGTATTCCAGAGGGCTCTGGCTCTCAACGCTGAGAAGATGGGGACACTCAGCAAGGGTGCGGTAAAGCTCAAGGGCGACATGAAGAATGTCACGATCGAAGGAAAGTCTTTCCGTGAATCCATCACGGCTAAGCCTGGACAGGAATCGTGGCTTACATCGGATGTTCTTACCCGTACTCTTTCGCAGTTTACGGGCGATCTGTCTGATGCCGAACTCGCCGCACAGGGATTCAGTAAGGCACAGATCAAGGCCATTCAAGATCAGGCCAAAATGGCGAAGAGTGCGGCTACGGAGGTCAAGACCGCAACCCAGCTCTTCGGAACGTTCAAGGAACAGCTCGGTTCCGGCTGGGCACAAACCTGGCAGATCATATTCGGCGACTTCGCTGAAGCCAAGGGCTTGTTCACGGGCATCAGCAACAGCATCGGCGGAATTCTTCAGCGTTCTTCCGACGCCCGGAACAAGATGCTCAAGGACTGGGATAAGCTTGGAGGCCGTAAGGCCCTTATCGAGGGCATTACAAACGTCTTCAAGGCTCTTGGGTCGGTAGCCGCACCGATCAAGGACGCTTTCCGGGACATATTCCCGGCAACCACGGGCAAGCAGCTCGCGGACATGACCAAGAACTTTGCGGAGTTCACGAAGAATCTCAAAATCGGAGATGAAACAGCTGGTAAACTGAGGAGGACCTTCGCCGGTGTCTTTGCGATATTTGGAATCGCGTTCGACATCATCGGAGGAGTTGTTGGCGTAATCTTTGATCTGTTCGGAGTCATAACCAAGGGCTCTGGCGGACTTCTGAATTTCACTGCTGGTTTCGGCGATTTCCTGGTCGCCCTTCGGAAGGGTATCCAGGAGGGAGAAGGCCTCAAGAACTTCTTCTCGGGTCTGTCGGCCGTTCTCTCGGTACCGATCAGGCTTGTTCAACTTCTCGGCGCATTTCTGGCGAAGCTCTTCGAGGGCAGCGGTTCCAGCAATGTCGAGAAGAAGGTCGAGGGCATATCCTCCAAGCTCGAGCCTCTCGGAAGGCTTGGGGAAGTCGTCGCGACCGTATGGGGCAAGGTTCTCACGGTCATGGAGAACGTCGGCTCCTTCTTCAATGATCTGGGTGCCAGAATCGCGAAGGTTCTCAGCAGTATCGGTATTGAAGCATCTAGCATGTTCGAGGGTCTGGACTTCGAGAAGGTTCTGGCAGCATTCAATACGGGTCTGTTCGCCGGTCTGGTTCTGCTGATCAAGAACTTTGCCGGTGGTGGTCCTGCCGGTCTTCTCGACGGTATTTCCGACGCCATCGAGGGATTCACAAACACTCTCGGTGCCATGCAGAACACCCTTCGAGCCACGACTCTTCTTCAGATCGCTATCGCCATCGGGATTCTGGCGGTCTCGATGAACATATTGTCGAAGATCGATCAGCAAGGGCTCATGCGGGCATCCGTAGCCATCGCCCAACTGTTCAGTACCTTGATTCTCACTCTCTTGGCTTTCGAGAAGATGTCGGGTTTCCAGGGTCTGGCCAAGATGCCCTTGGTTGCGGCAGGTTTGATTCTTCTGAGTACTGCGGTCGTTATTCTGACGCACGCAATGGAGAACATGGCTGCTCTGGACTGGAACGGACTTGCGAAGGGATTGACGGGCGTAACCGTTCTTCTGGGCTCACTGGTCGCAGTCTCCCAGTTCATAAAGAACCCGTCGGGCCTTATTTCCACAGGTCTCGGAATGATCGTCCTGGCAACGGGAGTCAAGATCCTGGTCAGCGCGGTAACAGATCTTGCAGGTCTTGACTGGAATGAACTCGCCAAGGGACTTGTAGGTGTCGGAACCCTTCTAGGTGCTCTGGTGCTCTTCACCATGTTCGCAAAGGTCAACAAGGGCGGACTTCTCCAAGGTGCGGGGCTCCTTCTTCTGGCGGTAGGGATCAAGATCCTCGCCAGTGCGGTAAAGGACATGGCGAAGATGTCCTGGGGGGAGATAGCCAAGGGTCTGGTCACTCTTGCGGGTGCGCTTGCCATCATCACGGCCGCACTCATGTTCATTCCTCCCACTGCTCCTCTAGCAGCCCTCGGTGTTCTCGGAATAGCCATATCCTTGGGAATGATCGGGGATGCACTTCAGGACATGGCGAAGATGAGCTGGGCCGAAATCGGTTCCAGTCTCACGGTCATGCTTGGTGCTCTGACGATCATCGCAGCAGCTCTGTATGTTATTCCTCCCACGGCGCCACTTGCTGCGGCGGGTGTGCTCATTACGGCCATCGCCCTCCAGCAAGTCGCCAAGGTACTGGAAGACTTCGCCCAGTATTCCTGGGAGGAGATCGGCAAGGCGATGACTATGCTTGCCGGTACTCTCGGAATCATCGCTGCTGCACTGTTCTTCATGACAGGAGCGCTTCCTGGTGCTGCCGCGACGCTTATTGTCGCCGCTGCTCTTAGGGTTCTCGCTCCGGTACTCCAGCAATTCGGTCAGATGTCTTTGGCCGAAATCGGTAAGTCTTTGCTGATGCTCGCGGGTGTCTTCGCGACTTTCGCCATATCGGCCATATTGCTGGCTCCGGTCGTACCGGTGATGATTGCTCTGGGTTTGGCTGTCACTCTTCTGGGTGTCGGTATGCTGGCAGCAGGTGCTGGAGTATTCCTGTTCGCAACGGGCCTCACGGCTCTTGCTGCGGCAGGTGCGGCTGGAACTGCGGCGATCGTCGGTATCGTGATGGGTCTTATCGGCCTTATTCCCGAGCTGATGAAGCAGATCGGTTTGGGAATCATCGCGTTCGCGAAGGTCATCCAAGGCGCCGGACCGGCGATTCTTAAGGCGATCACGGTCGTCCTGGAAGCGCTCATATCTGCGATCGTAAGACTGACGCCCAAGATCGTGGACGCGCTTCTGCGTATGATGTCCATGATGGTCAAGAAGATGTCCGAGTATATTCCCAGGATGGTCGATTCCGGCCTCAAGTTGCTGACCGGTATTCTCAACGGTATAGCCAACAATCTCGGGAAGGTTGCTGGCGCAGCAACAAGAGTAATTCAGGCATTCCTCAAGGCCATTGGGGATAATGTTCCAAAGGTTGCTCAATCCGGCGTAGATCTGATCATCAAGTTCATCAACGCCTTGACTCGTACGATCGACAACAACTCTGCTGCAATGGGAGCTGCTGGCGGTCGTCTTGCCGTAGCCATCGTCAAGGGTATGGCCAGAGGCATCATGGCTGGTCTCGGAGAAATCGCGAGTGCTGCGAAGAGTGTTGCAAGCAGTGCGCTCGATGCCGCCAAGGGTGTTCTCGGTATCCACTCACCCTCGAAGGAATTCGAGAAGATCGGTAAGTACGTCATCGACGGCTTCCGTAAGGGTCTGGATGGGAACAAGGCAAGCGTCAACGAGGCGATGAAGAAGCTGTCTGCGGATCTCAAGACAGCTATGCGCGATTCAGCTAAGGACGTCGACGTTCTTGAATCCAAGCTGAAGAGACTGACCAGCGCCCGTAAGAGAGACAACGACGAGATACGGAAGACCCGAAAAGCACTGGCTCAGGCAAAGAAGGAAAACAAGGCCGAAGTTGCTGCTTACGTATACGTGACCACGTCTCTCAAGAAAAGATCAACCGCTCTCGGTAAACTGGCCGATCAGCAAGACAAGATCAACGCCAAGCTGGAAGATGCCAAGAAGAAGCTCGAGGATCTTGTCAAAACGAGAGCAGACTTCAAGGCTCAGATCATCGACCAGTATGACAACCTCCCTGAGATCACCCCCGAGACGAAGGTTTCCGACTACGAGTCAGATCTCCAGAAGCAAATCGAGAAGACCAAGCAATTCGCCAATACCCTTCAGAGACTGCGTGATCTCGGTCTGAATGACGAGTCGTACCGACAGCTTCTGAGTAAGGGTATCGACGCGCTTCCATTCGCGAACGAACTCCTGGCTGGCGGAAAGGAAGAGATCAATAAGGTCAACGACCTCAACAATCAGCTTTCTACCGTCGCCAAGTCGCTGGGTGTTCAGGCTTCTAGTGAGCTGTACGACGCCGCAGTGAAGGCTGCGGAGGGACTCGTCAAGGGTCTGCAGAATCAGCAGAAGGCCATCGAGAAGCAGATGGATGCCATCGCTGATGCCATGGTCCGAGCCATCAAGAAGAAGCTCGGTATCAAGTCGCCCTCCAGGGTGTTCATGGCGATCGGTCGATTTTCTGCGGAGGGTGTTGCGAAGGGCGTGGACGAAATGTCCGGGTTGGTAGAGGAGTCTGCTGCCAACCTCGGAACGGCTGCTGCGGATTCCCTCCGTAAGTCGCTTTCCAACGTGGCCGACATGGTCAATGGAGACATCGACACCAGGCCGGTCATTACGCCCGTCCTTGATCTGTCCAGTGTCAGGAAGGATGCCGGTCAGATAAGCGGGCTGATAACAGCCAAGGACATATCGATCGATTCGGCCTACGCCAAGGCTCGATTCGTAGCAGCCAGCTACGCCAGCAACCAAGCTGCGGCCGAGCAGAGCGATATTTCTACGCCCGTCACCCCGGTCACTTTCATCCAGAACAACAATTCGCCAAAGGCTCTTTCTTCGGCGGAGATCTACCGTCAGACGAAGAACCAACTGTCCATGAAGAAGGGAGCTCTGAAGACGACGCCGTGATCACCAGGGTGGAAGTGCGAAACAATCAGGGCGCCCTTCTCAATCTGCAGTTGGATGATGACACCGACAGTATCCATGTTCTGGATATTGACGGTTTGGGTCCGGTGAAGGCGACACTCGTTTCGTCATCATTCGCTCAACTTCCTGGAGAACAGCTCAATTCCAAGCGGCGGGAAACCCGGAACATCAAATTCCAACTGGGTTTGAATCCGGACCCCGCCGCTCTGGAGTCGTACGAAAGTCTGAGGTTCCAGCTCTACGAGTTCTTCATGTCTGAGACCGACGTCAGCCTCCGTTTCTTCACGGACGGGGGCTTGACGGTCGATATTCTCGGGACGGTAGAGACGTGCGATCCTACGATCTTCGACCAAGAGCCTGCGATGCAGGTTTCCATCATGTGTTTCAATCCGGATTTCTTCGATCCGACACCTGTGCACCTGACTGGAGACACAACTTCGGGGAGTACGACAACGCCCATTGTGTACGATGGGCACATCGAGACGGGTGTGATATTCACTCTTAATGTGGACCGTACGCTGACTGAGTTCACGCTTTATCACACCCTTCCGAGTGGAGAGATCCGTTCCATGGATTTCTCTGGCGACCTCGCTTCCGGTGACGTTCTGACCATCAGTACCGTTCGCGGAAGCAAGAGCGTCACCCTCGTACGTTCAGGCATATCCAGTTCTATGCTGTGGGCGATCCCACCTCAGTCCACCTGGATGTCTCTGGTTCGAGGTGTAAATCAATTCCGTGCCTACGCCACAGGTGCGGCTATTCCCTACACCCTCGACTACACGAAGAAGTACGGAGCACTGTGATGGAGATCTATATTCTCGATCCTTTGCTCCGCCGTGACAGGGTCATCGACACCTTCGAGTCGTTCATCTGGACCGAGAGGTACCAGACGCACGGCGATTTCGAGCTGGAGATATTCTCGACCCAGGACAGCCGGAGAACCTTCACAGCCTCCACTCTCCTGGCCACCAACGTGTCGCACTATGTCATGATGGTGGAAACGATCGAGAATGCCGTAAACGATGACGGGAAGAAGATTCTCAAGGTCCAGGGCCGTTCCCTAGAGGCCATATTGCTGGACCGAGTGGCTAAAGAGTCTCTGGATGATCTGACGACCTCGCCCAAGTGGACAATCACTGATGAGCCCGCTGACGTGGCTCGGAAGATATTCCACGACATCTGCGTCACCGGCATTCTCGATACCCAGGACATTATTCCCTTCATCAATGAAGGGACGTTCCTGGCTGCCAGCACAATCCCAGAACCTGTAGACCCAGTCACCGTCGAGCTGGAACCAATGACCGTCTATGACGCCATTGCCCAGATCTGCAGTACTTACAATCTCGGGTTCCGTCTTCTCCGCGAGTACGACACTTCTAACCTGTGGTTCGATATTTACTCCGGTAGTGATCGGACCACGGGACAGTCGACTCTCGCGCCAGTGGTGTTCGCCCCAGGACTTGACAATCTGGAGAACACGAAAGAACTGACCATCGTAGAGAACGCCAAGAACGTAGCT